GATTGGACAAAAATTCAGATTCGCTAAAAAATCTAGTCAAAGACTTTTTACAATATAATCAAGTTCTTAAACAAATTCAGATTGTAGAACTTGAATTACAGAAATTAGATGAGAATGGTTTATTATTGACTGACCAGAAAAATATATTAGTAGATGAATACAGAAGATTGTTATTAGAGCAAATTGAGTTAGAGGATTTATTCACTAAAAAATCTAATAAAGGTTCTAGTAAAAGAATAAGACAGTTCAAAAGAGCATTTTTAGATTTGTCTAAACTTGAGGAAAGATATAGACAAGAATCTATTTATCAAGAAACGTTAACTGAACAGCAAAAAATAGATTTAAAGTATAAAAATGCCAAAGAAGAGGCTCAAATACTCTTGAATAGATTCACCTTTGAACAAGCTATAAGATTAAGAAGGTTTTTAGCCGAAACAAAAGACGCTTCTGCTAGACAAAGAGCTATTGATGAATATAACCAATCCATATTAGACGCAGAGAGAGATTTTAACGATGTTTTGATTCAGATAGATGCTGCAAGAGAGAATAAAACAGTAGAATCTTTAGATAGACAACAAAGCAAGGCTTTAACAATTAGACAAAAGCAAATAAGAAAAGTTGTTGAACTTCTTAAGTTTAGCTTGGATGCAGACCAAGAGTATTACGATGAGAACGCCAAAAGAATACAGCGAGAAATAGTAATGAGAGAATTTGCTCTGAGAGACTTTACTTTAGAGCAAGACGAAAGAGCTAAAAAAGAAACTGAATTATTCAACCTAAGAGAAGAGCTAAGACAGAATGATTTAAAATCAGAAATATCAGCAATAAAAGAAAAACAAAGAGTAAATCTTGAGTATGTTGGATTTGTTCAGAGTGCAGGTCAAATATTCAAAACGATAGCACAAGAAAATGAAGAATTGCAAAAAGTAGCATTGGTGTTAGAGAAGGGTGCTGCTATTGCCGATATAGTAATAAGAACACAAGCTTCAAATGCTCAAATTAGAGCAGGATATGCCGCTACTGCTGCAATCAGGTCTGCTATTGACCCAACAGCTTTAAAAAGATTTTCTGCTTTAGCTGAACTCCAAATTCAGCGAAATAATATTGGAGCAGGATTATCTATAGCCAATATTTTAGCCACCACACTAACTTCGTTCAAAAATCCATCTGGAGGAGCAGGAGCAGGAGGCGGTGTAAGTGTAGAAGCACCTGACTTTAATGTAGTAGGAGCATCACCTGAATCACAGTTAGCTCAAACTGTTGCAGGACAACAAGCAGCACCACTTAAAGCATTTGTTGTAGGTAAAGAGATTACCACTCAACAAGAATTTGATAGAAATATTGTAACAAACGCATCACTATAAGTTATTTTAATATGAGAGTTATAGAACTACTAATAGACGAAGAAGAATTGCTTTCAGGTATTGAAGCTATATCAATAGTAGATAGACCTGCAATTCAAGAAAACTTTATTGCTCTTAGTGAACAAGAGCGTTTACAATTAGCTGAAGTAGATAAAGAGAAGCGTATTTTGATGGGTGCTGCATTAGTACCTAATAAGAAAATATATCGTGCTGAAGGAGAAGATGAGTATTATATCTTTTTCTCTGATGATACAGTAAGAAGAGCTTCTGAATTATTCTTAATGAGAGGCAATCAAAACAAATCCACATTAGAACACGAAGCAGAACTTCACGGACTATCTGTTGTGGAGTCTTGGATTATAGAAGATGAGACCCACGACAAATCACGCAAGTATGGAATGGAACTTCCTGTAGGAACTTGGATGGTCTCTATGAAGGTGAATAATGACGATGTTTGGGAAAACTATGTTAAGACTGGAAAAGTAAAGGGATTCTCAATAGAAGGTTACTTTACTGATAAAGTCAATATGAGTAAGGTAGATGAAATAACTGAGGAAGAAGCAGAAGAAATATTAGTCGAGATGGCTGATTACATCGCTTCTAAGAAGCTAAATCTGAAGACCTATAGTGATTACCCACAGGGTGTGTCAAACAACGCTAAGAGAGCCTTAGAATGGGCTGAAAAGAATGGTTGGGGTTCTTGTGGGACTGCTGTAGGAAAGCGTAGAGCAAACCAATTAGCATCAAGACAGAATATCACAGTATCTACCATAAAGAGAATGTACAGCTTTTTATCTCGCCACAAAGGAGACTTAGAGGCATCTAAAAGCTATTCAGATGGCTGTGGCAAGTTGATGTATGATGCTTGGGGAGGTAAAGCAGCTTTACGATGGAGTAGAGGTAAACTAAAGTCATTGGGTGAAATAGATTTAGCTGAATCAGATGGCAAAGGTGGCGTTAAAGCATCACCTAAAGCACCTAAGTCAGATACACCAAATCCTAATCCTAAAGGCGAAGGAACTGCTAAAGGTAGTGCAAAAGGTAAAACAGGAGCTAAAGTAAGTGCTAAAGATAGAGCAACACTAAAAAAAAAGGCAGACGAATTCAACGATAAATACAAACAAAAACTTGGTTATGGTGTTACAGTTGGTGTGTTGTCTTCTGTTTTTCAAAGGGGGCTTGGTGCTTTTAACACCAGTCATTCTCCGAAGGTAAAATCACCATCACAATGGGCATTTGCTCGTGTTAATGCGTATTTATATCTAATAAAGAATGGTAAACCTCAAAACCCAAAGTACACTACAGACTATGATTTATTGCCAAAGAAACATCCTAAATCTAGCAAAAAATAATGTCTAAAAACACAGCTTATAGAGTTCACGTTGAAGACGTACAGCAATCAGTAGTAGATAATGTTAATATTGAGAATGGTGCAATGTTGCGTACTGATGGTGCTTTATATATGGGTCATAGCGGTGAAAATGTAATTGTTTATCCACAAACAGGTGGTATTAACTTAGGATGGGCAAGATACGATGATACTCAATACACAGGTGCAGGAGATAGTACAAAAGTATTATTATCAGATGGTGTCACAACCACCTTACCTAATAACGCAGGAAGTGTAGTAAGAAGCCATTCAAGTATTGACTTTTACAATTCTACTACCAATAAATTCATAGGAATAAATGAGAATGATGTTTATATGGCTACTGTTATATTCAAAAAAAGTGCAGCAAACGCTAATCAAACACATATAGACTTTGCGTTAACAGGAGCAGATGACTATGATAGAATAAAAATGAGTATGCAATTCTACAAAGGAAACGATGTTGCACAAAATTCCCATATAATGTTTCAATACTATTTAGATTCAAACGCATTGGCAAATGGATTAACGCCAACAGTTACAGCAGTAGGTGGAGCAGTAAAAGTATGGGATATTATATTTTTTATATCAAGAACACAAAATGCAGGATAATGAGAGATTACAAAGAAAGATATCCTAGTCCACAAAATAGCAAAAGAGGCTGTTTGTGTAAAGATGGAAAAACATATTCAAGAAAGTGCTGTGATGGTAGCTTTCAAGCTCAAGGCATTGGCAACATAACAGGAACAACAGACTGAAAATCTAACACCTATATTTTTACTAATTACTTTTATAAACTATAATAATTATTATGAGTGCGACAACTATCTTAAATGAAATTATGAGTAAGTTGTCTAAGTTAACAGAAGAAGAACAAAATCTTGAGCAGCTTTCAGAAGTGGAAGTTACTGAAGAAAAAGTTTTAGAGGCAGTTAACGAGACAACCGAAGAAGTGCAAGAAGAAGCTACCGAGTTGTCAGAAGAAGCTCCCACAGAAGAAGCCCAAGTTTCCGAAGTGGAGGCATCTGAAGAACAAGTGGAAGCGGAGGCTGAAACTGACCTTGCAAAAGGTTATGTATCAGAAGAAAAGTATATGGCTGATATGGAGGCTATGAACGCCAAAATCGAAGCTATTATGAAAAAGATTGATGAAGAGATGGGTTATATGAAGAAAGAGAAAGAAGCTCTATCTGAGCAAGTAAAAGAACTTTCTAAAGAACCTGCTGCTGAATCAATTAAGCATAGTCCTGAAGAGGAGTCTAAACCTAATTTGAATTTATACGCACAAAGCAGACCTATGACTACTGCGGATAAAGTATTTCAAAGAATATCTAGTATAAAAAAATAACTACTAAAATTAAATAAAATGCCAACAACAACAACTCAAAACGAAAGTGTTGCATATAATGGGGAATTTGCAGGACAATATATTTCTGCTGCTTTATTAAGTGCTTCAACTTTGGAAAATGGTGGATTGACTGTTAAGCCAAACATCAAATTCCAAGAGGTAATTAAAACTATCTCTACTGATGACATCGTTAAGGATGCTTCTTGTGATTTTACAGCTACAAGTACATTAACTCTTGACGAAAGAACTTTGACTCCAGAGTTCCAACAAGTAAACTTACAATTATGTAAGAAAGACTTTCAAGCAGATTGGGAAGCTATTTCAATGGGATTCTCTGCATTTGATACACTACCTTCTAACTTTTCTGACTTCTTAATTTCTCACGTTGCTGCCAAAGTAGCACAAAGAACTGAGCAGTCTATCTGGACAGGAGATACAAGTACTTCAGGACAGTTTGATGGTCTAACTACTTTATTAGGTGCAGATGCAAATTTACCTACCGCTAACGAAATTGCAGGTACTACAGTAACTGCTTCTAACGTAGTTGCACAGTTAGGTTCTATCGTAGATGCTATTCCTTCTACTCTTTACGGAAGCGAAGATTTATTTATCTATGTTTCTCAGAATATCGCTAGAGCTTATGTAAGAGCTTTAGGTGGTTTTTCAGTTGCCGCTACTTCTAATGCAGGTACTGACAACAAAGGTACTCAATGGTATGGTGGTGGAGCATTATCTTTTGATGGTGTAAAACTATTTGTTGCCAATGGTCTTGCCGATAACACAGCAGTTGCTGCTGAGAAATCTAACTTATACTTTGGTACTGGCTTACTAGCTGACCACAATGAAGTAAAAGTTATTGATATGGCAGACATTGATGGGTCTCAAAACGTAAGAGTAGTTATGAGATTTACAGCAGGTGTACAGTACGGAATCGTTGACGATATCGTAACTTACGGTATTTCAAATACTGCTAACGACTAATAATTAATATGTTAAACTTAAAGGGTAGGTAAGCCTTGTGCCTACTTACCCTTTTTTAATATCTAAAAACTATGGCTTGTGATTTAACTGGTGGGAGATTAAAACCTTGTAAAGATGCTGTAGGTGGTATTCGTAAAATTCACTTTGTAGATTTCGGAGATTTAGGAACAATTACTGTTGGTTCTGATGACGAAATAACAGATATGGGCGGAACGTTTACTTACCACACATACGATGTCAAGGGTAATTCTTCCTTAGAAACAAATATTCAAACTTCTCTTGAGAATGGTACAACATTCTTTGAGCAAGTTGTAAACGTTACTCTACACAAACTAACTAAAGAGGACAATAAAGAGCTAAAACTTATGGCTTATGGAAGACCTCACGTTTTTGTAGAGACTTTTGATGGTAATTTATTATTGGTTGGTCGTGAACACGGAGCAGAGGTAACAGGAGGAACAGCAGTAACTGGTACTGCAATGGGAGACCTTCAAGGCTACACATTGACACTTACTGCCAACGAAATAACTTTACCAAACTTTGTAGATGGTGCTACAGCAGCAGACCCATTCGCAGGAATGACTTCAGCTACAGCTACTGAATCTACACAAAGAGCAGTATAATAATACTGTATATCAATTCAAAAGGGGGCTATTTAGCCCCTTTTTTTGTACCTTTATAGAAACAATTCAATAGTCTTTTGGTTATTTTAAATATGGAGATTTTACCTACAAGCGGAGACCAGATACTGAAGATTATTCCAAGAAAGGATGTGGATAATCCAGTCATTAAGTTAACCAATAAAGATACAAGGGTAACTACAACTATTACGCCAACAAAAACAACAGAACAGGACTATATGGTTCTTACAGCCACCTTTACTCTAGCTGAAGACACTCTGTATAGATATGTTGTTGAGGCAGCTTCTGATGACGATGAGGAAATATATAGAGGACTTATATACGCATCTGACCAAGAAGACTTAGAAAAATACTTTGTAAATAAAGACCTCTACACAGAGGAAGATACTTTCGATAACGAATTTGTAATAATATAATGGGAAAAAGAATACCAAATAGAAAACCCCAACCACTACCTAAAGTTAAGGATGGCATCCACGTTGTAAACTTGGCTAGTTATACAGCACCTGAAGTTGTGGAGTCTAAGAGATATGATTGGGTAGAGTATGGTGAAGACAATATGTATTTCCAATATCTTATTGATAGATATAATGGTTCACCAACAAACAATGCTGCAATTAATGGGATTGCTGAAATGATATATGGGAGAGGGTTAGATGCTACTGATTCAGAGTCTAATCAAGATGATTACAACAAAATGAGAAAGCTATTCTCTAAAGATTGTATGAAGAAGATTTGTTATGACTACAAAATGATGGGTCAGTCAGCACTTCAAATAATCTATTCTAAAGACCATTCTGAAATCGTAGAGGTATCACATATACCTGTAGAGACGTTAAGGGCAGAGAAGGCTTCAGATGGCGAAATAAAGGCATATTACTATAGCTCTGATTGGTCTAAAGTAAAGCACAACGATAAACCAAAAAGAATATCAGCATTTGGCAAAAGTAAAGATGGCATTGAGATTCTATATATCAGACCTTATCGTGCAGGATTTTACTACTACTCACCTGTAGATTATCAAGGTGGCTTACAATATGCCGAACTAGAAGAAGAGATTGCCAATTACCATATAAGTAATATCCAAAATGGATTACAACCTAGTATGTTGATTAACTTCAATAATGGTACTCCAGATAAGGAGCAGCGTGATGCTATTGAGAGAGCCATCTACGATAAGTTTAGTGGGTCTAGTAATGCAGGTAAGTTTATATTGGCATTTAACGATAGCAAAGAATTAGCTGCAACAGTTGACCCAATCATTTTAAATGATGCTCATCAACAATATCAGTTCCTTTCTGATGAGAGTATGAAAAAGGTAATGGTCTCCCACAGAATTGTATCGCCAATGTTAGTAGGGATTAAAGATAATACTGGTCTTGGCAACAATGCTGAGGAACTACAAACTGCATCACTACTTATGGATAACACAGTTATTAGACCAATGCAAGTTACCATATTAGATGCACTAGAAGAAATACTTGAATTCAATAACATCAATCTTGATATATATTTCAAAACATTACAACCATTAGAATTTACAGATTTGACTAATGCTATGAATGATTCTGAAATAGAGAAAGAAACTGGTGTAAAGAAAACACAAGAAGATGTAGAACAAGCTCCACAAGATGACGTAGAGCAACAAATAACAGAAGAATAATGGCTACTGCACTATTTATAAAACGAGCCGACCTTGTTAGAAACACAGCCCTTAGTGGCAATGTTGACCCAGACAAGTTTTTACAGTTTGTAAAGTTAGCTCAAGAAATCCACGTTAGAAACTATTTAGGTACTGACTTATACGATAAGATAAGTGGGGATATTATTGCAGATTCTTTAAGTGGAGATTATTTAGATTTAGTCAATGATTATATACAGCCAATGCTTATTCATTTTGCGATGGCAGAATATCTACCTTTCGCTTCATATAGTATATCAAATGGTGGCGTATTCAAACATAGTAGTGAAAATTCCACACAGCCACTAAAAGAAGAGGTGGATTCTCTCACTAAGAAAGAGAGAGACTATGCTGAATACTATACCAATAGATTTATTGACTATATGAGTTTTAACGCATCGAGTAAGTTCCCTGAATATTACTCTAATAATAATGAAGATGTATATCCAGATAAAGACAGTTTATTTGAAGGATGGGTGCTATAGATAAGAGAAAACAATACAAACCGAAGAAAGAGAACATTTTAAAACTTAGTAATTACTTAAAAAAGAGAAATGGCAAACACGATAGATTGGGGAAAAATATATTGTGATATGGAGACAAACGATGGGTTTGGTCTCGATGAGCAATACACAACGTTTTTCATTCCTGATTTTTCTGCTCCAGTTTGTTGGGGTACTGTTCCAGTAACACCATTAACAGCAGATATGGTTAGCTATTTCGGAGGTAGTTTAACATCAGACACAATAGATTTTAGAGCAGACGCAACACAATTATAAAATAAAACAATATGGCATCACAAAATATAAATGTCGGTTCAGCAGCTAATGATAACTCAGGAGACCCATTAAGAACTGCTTTCATTAATATAAGAAAAAATTTCGCTGAGATATATGGGCAAAGTTATAGTACCGATACTCAAGATTTAAGCGGAACTTCTTTAGCTTTTAAGGCTAATCAATTTTCATTAACAAATACAGCAGAAGGGGCAACTGATGGTTACGTCTTGACTTATGACAATACAAGCGGAGGATTTACATTAGAACAAAAGTTTGATGGTGATATCACAGGTATTGTTGCTGGTAATGGACTAACAGGTTCTTCGCTAGAGTCAGGTGATGCTACATTAAATGTAGTAGGTGGAGATGGTATTACAGCTAACGAAGACGAAATAGAAGTTACTGTTGATGATTCGACTATTGAATTATCTGCAAGTGATGGAAGTGGAGCTATTAGAATTAAAGATGATGGAGTTGACCACGACCAATTATCAGCAAGATTTACTGCTTCCAAAACTGATTATGGTTCAATTTCTACAGATACAACTATTGATTGGTCGGTAGCAGCAGTTCATCAGTTAACTATGGGTGGTGCAGCTACTCTTAATTTTTCTAACTACAAAAAAGGTCAAGTTATAGATTTAATAATTGATGGTGATGAAACTATTACATTAGGAACAACAAGTGGAACTCCTTCAATAAATCAAGTAGGAACATCTACTTATGATGGTACAACAGACAACATCATACAAGTACTTTGTACTGACGATGACGCAACACCAACTTTCCTATACGCAGTAGGAGCATATACATCAGACACTAACCCAGCATAATTATGTACGCAAGACAACAAAACGGAGCAATAAAAAGATATACAGCTATCCCTAAAAGTTGGGGTAATGTAATAGCAGGATTTGATAAGCTAACTTCTACAGAGTGGAATGCACAAGGTTTTTATGATGTAGTAACGCCAAGCTATGATTCAGCAACTCAAAAGTTAGGAGACTTAGAATGGGATGCTGACAATAGCGTATTTACTTATCCTGTAATAAATAAGACTTGGACACAAACAGTTGCTGAACTAAAAGCACAAAAGATTGAAAATTTAAAAGCTATCTACAATAGAAAGTTAGCTGAAACAGATTGGATAATAGTAAGAGATACCGAATTAGGTAACACTACTGACCAATCTATATTAGACGATAGAGCAGCGTTAAGAACTGAATGTGCAACTAAAGAAGGAGAAATAAATGCAAAGACCACAAAGGCAGCAGTAGTTTCTTATTCTTTGCCAAACCTTATCTAAATGAGTTTTAATAAGAAATTCTTTAC